CCTCCTGGCAGCACTTTGATTTTTACCTTTACCGTCATTACAAGTCCTCCTTTTTGTTAACTTATTTTTTGCCATCAGTTAACACTTTTAAATTTCTGGAAATCACTTTTCAATGTGTCCGTCCAGGTGGATAGGAGAGGGACATGTGTGTGGGGAGATTTCATCCCCACACATGTTCCCCTATCCCACCAAGGACACATATAGGAATGGACAACTCTATATATATATAACTGAGTTGTCCCAGTCAGATAATAATTATTAATTAGTATTATTGTCGTTTTCCAGTGATTCTTGATAGCCATTTGGAACCAAGAACCCATTTGCCATAATGAACTCTTCGTTTCCTTTTAAATATCGCTTTAGCGTTTTAACTGAAATTTTAAGATACTCAGCAACATCTTCTAAATTTGCTTTTCCGCTTTCGTCCACACAGCAATCAAAAGCAGCTGGGATTTGTTCAATACGGTTTTTTCGGTTTTCTGTTTGGGCTTTGTTGCCTTCCTTTCGCCCATCTTCCCGGATGGTTTCGATGCTGCCCTCTTCCGCTGCCATGGCCAGAAGACCGCTGGCATCCGGGGTGTGAATGGGATACTGGAAGAACACATTGACCGGCGGAAATTTGGGGAACTCCCGGAGAGTCCCGTCAATCCGCCAGGCGGTAGAAATGTCATCTGGATCCTGGTTCTTCACCCGCAGCTGGATCATATCCAGCATTGCATCCGGATCCCGGGCAAATACCCCGCTGCCGCTGGCCCGGTCCATGGACTTCTTGAAGCCCTGGTTCCCCTTGCTGTGGTGGTGACAGTAAATCACGGCACAGCCCAGTTCGGTGCAAATCTTGTCGAACTGATTACAGAAATGGGCCATCTGGTCAGCGCTGTTTTCGTCTCCTGTGATGACCTTGTAGATCGGGTCGATGATCACCGCCATGTATTTCTTGTTGGCGGCCCGCATGATTAGCCTGGGGGCCAGCTTGTCCATGGGGATGGCCTTGCCCCGCAGATTCCAGATGTCAATATTCCCCAGGTTGTCTGTAGGCAGCTGGAGCGCCCTATACACGTCACGGAACCGGTGCAGACAGCTGGCCCGGTCCAGTTCCAGGTTCACGTACAATACCCGTCCTTGGGCACAGTCGAAGCTTCCCAGCCATTTCGTTCCGTTGGCGATGGCAATGGTCAGTTCGATCAGGGCAAAGGATTTCCCCGCCTTGCTGGGCCCGGCGATCAGCATCTTGTGCCCCTGTCGAAGTACCCCGCCAATGAGAGGGTCAGCCAGTTCCGGCATATTGTCCCAAACATCCGCCAGGTCCTCTGGATTGGGCAGGTCGTCATTGACAGTCTCGAACCATTCCTTCCATTCCTCCCAGCTCTGCTTCCCGATGTTGGTATCCACCAGGAACTGCTTGTGGTCACCTCGCCAGCACCCGGGGATCCGGGAAAGCCGGGACGGGTTCCGATTCTGCTGGTCGATCTGGAGCCCGTTCTTCTGGCAGACCTTGTACAGGAATTCCACCCGCTGCCGGTATTCCACCATGTCTTTGGCATCAATCCGCACCAGGGCATGGAGACTTTTACCGCCGCTGTAAACCAGGGTGGCTACCGGCAGCTGGAGGATCCGGATGGCCTCGTTCTGCTTTTCCAAGGAGAGAGAATCCGATTCCACTAGGGCATATTTGAAATCCGTCACATCGTCATTTTTGACCCCTTTGCCATCCAGGGGGTTGATCCGGATCCAGACACCGGCGTTGTGGTCATAATCTCCCAGGGCATTGGTGATATCTCCATTGCATTTCTCCAGGGACTTGATGATTTCCCCGGCCGTCCGGTCCCAGTGGCCTGCATTGGCCGGGATGTATTTTCCGGCCCGTTCGTCCTGCTGGGTGGACTCCGTCACATAACAGATCCGGTCGTTGTAGTCGTAAAGAGTGGATAGGAACTTGATCATTTCCTGTACCGGTTTCCAGCTGCTGCCTGGCTCAAAAAACTTCTTGCCTGTCAGCAGGTTGGAATTTACCAAGACACCTTTGTCCGGATCTTCCGTGATCACATCATCCCAGGCCAGTTCCCGGGATTCTTTTTTCTGGCTGCTCCACCCATTGGCTTTGGCCATCTGGGTGATGGTAGCCCCTGTGATAGGGTTGGGATTGCCCCGGAAGCCGCTCCATTTCCGGGCGCATTCTCCTGGGTGGTAGCGCTGAGGATCGTTCTGACTCCACCCGTCCCAGGCCTCCAGGGGAAAGCCTTCCGCCTGGAGACCCATTCCCACCTGCAGCCATTCCTCATAGCTGCAGGCGGCAGGGTCGATGTATGGCAGCAGTTCTATAAGATTGATTCTGCTCATGCTTCAATTCCCTTTTCCGGATTGTAGGTAGCCGGGATGATCCCGTCCGGGATATGCCAGCCGTTTTCACTAATTTGCCCGATCATGCTACTGGCAGCAGCAAAACTCCAGGTTCCCACATGGATGAACCCCTTCCGTTCCAGGAACCGGATCTGTTTCGGTGTGGAAAGGTGGAGCCCTTGTCGTTCCTTTAGCCGGTTAATCAGGAGAGACGCCAGCCCGGCATTGGCCACTTCATCTGCAAAGATGCCGTGATCCTGCAGGTATTCAATCTGCTTCTGGGAGGCAGGTGCCTTTTCCCAGTCAAAAGTGGGGACATAATCGGACAGGTCTTCGGAAGAAATGCTGATGGCGAACTGGATGGGATCCACCAGCTTCCGTTTCCGGGTACGCATCTCTGCCAGCTTTTTGGCCAAGGCGGCTTCCCGTTGGGCCACGATATCGGTGGCAGCCTTTTCTTCCGCTTCTTCCAGGTCGATGGCTTCCCCCGCTGCTTCTTCCAGGTTGGCCGTCATTTTTTCAGCCACTTCCTGCTTCTTGCAGATCAGGGAGGCCGGACGGCACAGATCGTGGCGGGCGGTGTTCCACAGGAAATCTAGGAGCAACAGTTCCTTCTTCCCCGGAGACAGCCGGGTCCCTCTGCCCACACACTGACAGTACAGGGCCCGGATCTTAGTGGCCCGCAGCATTACCACACAGTCCACGGCCGGGCAGTCCCAACCTTCTGTAAGCAGCATGGCGTTGCAGAGCACGTTGTATTTCCCGGCATCGAAATCCGCCAGGATTTCTGCCCGGTCCTGGCTGTTCCCATTGACTTCCGCCGCCTGGAACCCGTGCCGGTTCAGGATATCCCGGAACTTCTGGGCTGTGGCCACAAGGGGCAGGAACACTACCGTCTTACGGTCCCTGCAGTACTTTTCCATTTCCGTGGCAATCTGTTCCAGGTAAGGTTCCAGTGCATCCCCCAGCTGGCCGGCGGAATAGTCGCCGGCCGACGTCTTCACTCCCTGGATATCCAGGGTAAGGGGGATGGTCAGAGCCTTGATCTTGCACAGATAGCCGTCATGGATGGCCTGAGGCAGGGTGTACTCATAGGCCAGGGAATCGAAATATTCCCCCAGACAGGCCACATTCTGTCTCTCAGGGGTTGCTGTGACTCCCAGGACATCTGCATCTTGGAAATGATTCAGGACCCTTTGGTAGCTTTCTGCCAGGGCATGGTGGGCTTCGTCGATGATGATGGTGCCATATTCATCCTGCCGGAACCTTTCCAGCCGTTTGGGCCGCATGAGGGTCTGGACGCTGCCTACCGTAATTCGGTAGAAGCTGTCCAGGGATGTTTCCGGCCCCTTCTCTTTGGCACACTGGAGGCCCGTGGCGCTGGCAATTTTGTCCTGGGCCTGGTTCAGCAGCTCATCTCGGTGGGCCAGGATGAGCACCTTCTTGCCTTGTTTCACCATATCTTTGGCCACCGTGGCAAAGCATATGGTCTTGCCCGTGCCCGTAGGAAGGACAAGCAGGGTCCGTTTGTGCCCGCTTTTCCACTCGTTTTCCACTGCCTGTACGGCTTCCTTCTGGTACGGCCTGAGATCCATGGCCATTTAGAACGTGCCTGCCTGGAAGGTAGCAGCTGCGGGCGCTGCCGGTGCAGGCTTTTTGATATCCTTGGGATCGATGAAATACTTGATGTCGTTGTATTCCTTGCCGTTGTAGGTCCGGGGCTTCACATGGCACATCCCTGTGGAACCAGGGACGGCCTGCCAGTTCATCCGCAGCGGTTCCCCGTGCTTTTTCTGGCCGATGGCCAGGAAGAAAGAAGCCAGGGCCCATTCCTGGGTGCTGTGGAGGTACAGGTTGTGTGGAATTTCTACCACTGGTTCTTCGTCCTCCGGCTTTTCGTAGACCAATACCTTTAGCTGGGCATTCCAGCAGGCCGGGATCTTGCTTCCGGGTTTCGGATTGTACCGTTTCTTCTCGAAGCCGGCAATCAGGAACCGGTAATCCCCTTCCGGCAGAATGATATAGGGCTTGCTGCCCCCTTCAGCGGTAATGGTGGAATCCCAGTCCAGTTCGTGTTCTTGATTTTGATTGACAACCGTTCCCATATCTTCAAAAGCCATTTTTCATTCCTCCTGTTAACTGTTTTGGTCAATAAATGCTTTGATCTGGGGCCAGGCTCCCAGGATGACGCCTTCCAGGAATTCCTGGTCATAATCCATGATGCTCATGTCTTCCGGATAGTAGCCACGGGCTGCCACGGCCTTCCGAACCTTGTCTTCCGTGATTTTTTCCGTCTTCAGCAGGTCGAACACCTTGCGGATTGTGGCCTGCTTCGGGTCCGCGGCCATGACTTCTTCGGCCTTGACTGCCGGAGGCTGCTGCGGTTTGGCAACTTTTGGCGGTTCCGGCTGCGGTTTCGCAGCAGGGGCAGGAGCCTCCTGGATACCGGCTCCTGGGATGAATCGGGCAATGCTTTCGTATTCGAAAGGCATTTCCATGGGCAGTCCCCAGCGGTTCTTTGCGTCCCAGGTGCTTGCATGCTGGGTGTACATGACCCGTTTGCCCCCTACCCCTTTCTTTTTGCCGTTGTCATCTGCCACCACCATGGTCTTGTAATTGATGAACAGCAGTGCATCCGCCCATTCCTTGACGATGGCAGCCGTCTGGGCCGTGGTCTTTTTGTTCAGCTTCAATTCCCACCGGTCGTAAGCTCCCATTTCGTCCGGCTGTTCAAATTTCCGGATCTG